TCATAATGTGATTTATCTATTGGATTATCTTCAACAAAATTATATCCAAATGATATTGTATCAACATCTTCGGATACTGTCAAGTCATATATTGCAAAGGGAGTTTTATCTTTAGTCTTTATATAAAAGACATCGGACATAGTATGTTTACTCATCCGCATCTATGGATTGAAGTAGTCTAGAACCCATAGAGTATTTCTCTTCTACATATTTCGTAAATTTAGGATGATCAATAATTCCATCCCAAAATTCTTTGGTTTCTGTCACAGCGGCACGAACTTTATTTTCTTCGACTACGCCTGTTTCCATATCGACTTTTGAATACCAGCCCATAGTGGGTTTAACAACAAATTCACCTTCAAGAGCAACATCTAATAATCCGGACCACTTCTTAATACCGCCCTCCCAAGTTACTGAAATAGGAATCTTACTCTTCTCTTTAACAAATCTAGATTTCTCTACGTTAATAATAAAATTATATCCTTCAATTTCTGTCCCCTTTTTCTCTTGCTGTCTACCAATAATCCAAATATTATCTGCGGAGTAATATACTCCAGTACCACCAGAGACAACCGCTTTAGAGAACATTTCCTGGGTTTGATATGTATGATTGACAGCAACAAGAGGAACATCATTCATCGACAAATATGGAGTAACCATTCTGAATAGAGACTTGAGTTGTTTGGCTCTTGTCATATCTGCAACAGATTTTTCATCCCTAGCATCGTCCACTTCTTTCTTAGATGCTAGATTACCAATAGAGTCAATCATAACGTAGACTTTATCTTCAACAGTAATTTCTTCAAGTTGCTTGACAAGATCAAATTTTAACTCTTCCACATTTTTAATTGGAATATGTACAACTCTGTCGGTATCAATCTTCAAAGAACTAAAATAATGTTCTGGAGTTCCAAATTCTGAATCATAGAATAGACAAATGGCACCTGGATATTTATCCATATATGCTTTCATCATCAATAGACCAAATGCTGTTTTAAAATGCTTTGATGGTCCGGCAAGGACTGTCAGACCACTTGTTAGCCCTCCGTCAAGTTTGCCACTTAATGCGACATTGACCATTGGTACGGCTGTGGGAACTACATCTTTCTCTTTGAATAGAGAGGACTTCGTCAACTGGGTAGATTTAATAGAACCTGCTTTATGCAGTCGCTCCATTAATCTCTTTTGTGCAACAATAGAATCACTCATTTATTTCTCCATAATATAAGTTAATGTTACAAGTATACACAACAATGTTGTGTTTGTCAAGTCTTTTATGCTTTTACTGGATTGTCTCTTAATTTCTGTAAGTCAAACGGTTTACGTAAATTTCCCCAACGGGTAAAATAAATAATTGGATATTTAGGAAACATCTTCAAAAATTGCTTTGTCTCAAAACCCAACACACCAGCAACTAAACTGTGATCTGTGGGAATTGATGATTCTCCATAAATTTCTCGTCCTGCTATTAGAGTATCTATTCTATTAGTTGTTGCCTGAAATCCATTTAAATCCATTAATTGAGCGGCAATTGCTTCTGACCAAATGCTTCCAACAATATATCCATCTTCATCAAGTGAAAATTCTTGATCGGATTCTATTTGACCGAACTTTGCTCTATTTCTGAGATTAGCAATATTTTCTTGAAAATTCTGTGTAAAGCCTTCCCAGCTATCGCTAGAGGAGGCTCCTGCTACTCCTTCTAAGTCTATTTTAGCCATATCTATTTTCTATTTAAAAAATGATTCAAGCGTACTTTTTTCTTCCCAATCCCAACCAACTGGGTGAAGAATTCCCTCTAATGGAGAAATAAACGCTTTTTCAAATTGTGTATCATAATCTACCCATTGTTCTACCCCGAACTCTGATGGGAGTCCATCAAGAAAAGCAATCGCATTACTACCAAATGGATTAGGTGTTTTCAAGTAAATGAACTTTAACTTAGCTCCATCTCCAATCTTCTCGGCATTCTTAATATCGTGTTTCTTTAGCAAAGCATTATACACTTTAGCCGCTCGTGCGTGGATCGGCACAGACTTTTCGGCGTGTTCATACTTCGTATAATCAGTTAATCCTCTAGGAAAAGCAATCTCTGGGATTTCTAAATCGACAAACTCTTTCTTATATTTATGCACCAAAGATTGTAATTGTCGTTCATTTCCTGTCAACATTATATTAACTGCTTCTTTAAGTTTACCACGAACATTCGCTGGTGTAGAGGATTTGACAATCTCTAAACCTATAACTTTCATCTTAGGCTTCTTATATCTAACCCCTTCAGAATCGTATACATTAAGGGCATAGCGTTTCTTTGCTGTCCATACTCCTTTATCTGCAATAACCTCTCGTCCCATAAACATCTTTTGCTCATAAGCATTTACATAATCTGCTAATTCTTCGTATGACTTGGCAATGAAAGGTTCAAATACTTCTTTTGCTACTTTATCTATAAGGTCACAAATTTTATTCTTATCATCGGATTTGATAAACTTATCAACAAACTTTCCTAAACGTAGATAAACCGAATCTGTATCAATAGCAACAACATAATCATAATCAGTTGTATCGAGATACTTATTCAGGTAATCATTTAAGGCTTTTTCTATCCATCGAATTGCTAATTGACCGCCGGTAGTAACTGCCTCAGAATTGCGTAAATCATAATATCTGAACCATTGATTACCAAGAGCTCCATAAGCAGAATTCAACTGAATCTTTTTAGCCATCTGAATATTAAGATACTTTGATATTTCGTTATCGGTATCTTCACCCTCTTCTTTTCTTTGTTGAGCGTCCAGCATTTTCTTCTTATAGACTACACGGTCAGCATATATTTTCTCCATTAAAGTCGGAAGAAATCCTCTCTTATCTTTTCGATATATTGTTCCATTAGGAGTAACAGTATATCCCTTCGAGTGTACATCCGATAAATCTGCTTCTTTGTTCAATAGGTTATCTATATCAACATCAGAGTTATGACCGACGATGGTCTCTGGACTGATATTGTATTGCATAATCAAATGAGGATATAGAGAATTCAAATCAAACGATACTACCCAATCGTGAAAACCAGCGATTGGTTCTTTAACGAAAGCACCCGAGAAAGTTCGTTCTTTTGAGTGGGAAGTTTTCGTAGGACCTACTATATCATTCTTTCTCAAATGATCGTAGATAATCGCATCCCAAATATTAACAGTACCGAATACATCCACAAAATTAACTTTAGCATCATAAGCCATTGTTATACCCAAATCAATCAGCTTCAGCTTATCATCGATTCGTTGAACCAATTCAACATCTTTGATATTATAGTCAATAAACTTTTGATGATCTGTTCGGGCAAGTTTGAATAATGAACCAGCTTCTTCGTAAGAAATCTTACGCTCGCCCAATTCAACTTGTGCAATATGATTTAATCGATAGGATTCTGCGATTCCCCCAACCGCAAATTTCTTATAGAGTCGCATATAATCCATAGTAGCAACACCATAAATATCGTATACTACAGATTCCTTGAAAAACTTTTGGGTGACTGTTCGTTCTTTAATCCACCCGAATGGGGAAAGTCTTTTCGTTTCTTTCTGACCGAACAATCTAGATAGTCGATTGATCAAATATGGAATATCGAAATGCTCAATGTTCCATCCTGTTAAAATATGTGGTGGGGAATTTTGATATAGATCGAGGAAATGCTGAAGCAATTCTTCTTCGGTATCCATCTGAAAATATTCACATTGAATATCATCTCGATGATTTTCCCAGGGTCCAAGTCCCCAAGTAAAATAGATGTCTTCAATAGAATCATACACGGTGATAGCATTAACTATTTCCGTTGCTTTATCTGGTTGAGGGAATCCTTTTTCAGAATCAACCTCAATATCTAAATTCCAAATGCGAATTTTGGAGATATCGTAATCGACATCTCCTTTCCATTCTTTACAGGTATATTGAAGTGTGAAATTGTCATTACCGTGAATACCAAATCCTTCAACATTTTCATATTGTCTGATAAACTCTCG